AGAACTGGAAACACATCGGATTAGTCGTAGTGCCCTATTTGTTCAAGGCCGGGGCCTTCAAGATCATCAAGGACAAGGCGACGGGCCAGTTCCGAGCCTACGATCCGGTTCTCGACGCCGACCGGGCCAAGGAAGCCAAGCCAGCCCCGCCCCTGATCCCGCCCCGAATGGTCAAGAGCTTTTCATGGGTGCTGAAGTCAGCAGGTTACTTGAACTCCTGCGAGCTACATAACGGCTGGACAATCTATTGCTTCTCTTCAGAGGGTGATCCCCCCCAAGGCTTCCAAGCTGATAGGGTCCATATAGATGAAGACCTTAACAACGAATCATGGGTTCCTGAAATGCAAGCTCGCCTTGCCGACAGGAAAGGTCTCTTCTGTTGGTCAGCCATGCCACATTCCAAGAACGAGGCTCTGCTTGGGCTAAACGAACGAGCCGACAAGGCAGAGGAAGTTGGCAATACCAAGGACATCAGGCGGTTTGTCCTGAGGTTTCTTGATAACCCCCATATCGATGGCGATGAGAAACGGAAGGCCATCGAGCGGTGGTCGGCCATTGGTGATGACGTTCTTAGGCAGAGGTCCGAGGGTGAGTTCGTCATCGACAGCATCCTCGTCTACCCGAACTTCAACCCCAACATCCACTCCTGCGAGCTAGAGACACCGGACATCCCAGACGATTGGTGCCGGTATGCCGTGGTGGACCCGGGTCACGCCGTCACCGCCGTGCTGTTTGCAGCCGTCCCACCAGAAGGCGACCGGGTGGTGTGCTACGACGAGCTTTACATAAGGAACTGCAACGCCACCATATTTGCCACTGAGTTTCATAAGAAGGCGGGCGGCAAGCAGTTCTATGCCTTTTTGATTGACTCGCACGGTGCCCGCCTGACGGATATTGGCTCAGGAAAATCCCCTCAGGACCAGTATTCCGAACAGCTTTCAGCCCTAGGAATCAAGTCCAAGGTGACTGGCTCAAGCTTCATCCCCGGCTCTGATGACATCCAGTCCGGCCTTCAAGCTGTCCGGCAGATGCTCCACATCCGCCCGGACGGAACCCCTCGCATCCGGTATGTCAGGAGCAGGATGCCCAACTTTGAGCGGGAGATGAAGCGGTACAAGAAGAAGACCGTGAGCGTGGCGGGCACCACCATCGTGACAGACGAGCCCAACAAGAGAGGCGAGTTCCATCTGGTGGACTGCCTCAGATACCTGTGTGCTTATAGCCCCGATTACCACAAGCCAGAGGTAAAGGTGGAAGCACCATGGTGGCAGGCATGGAAAGAGCGCAGGGACAAAGAGCAGGGCAAAACTGGTGCTATTTACTTAGCCCCTGCTAGCTATTCCGAAGTGTACTACGCCTGACAAAAGCCTCTTGTTGTCTTGCATTTCGCTCCGGTAAATGGTGTCAGCGTTGCTTGAACACCAATTTCTGGAGGTTATATGGCCACCTTTCAAATGCCCGCCCTGTCGGTGGGTGACATGGTTCTCTTCTACGACAACCCTTTCACCGATGGGAATCCGGTGATGGGTTGGGTCACCTGCAAGCCCGGCACCCAGACCATCAAAGTGCTGGTGTTTGCCGAGGACGCTGGCTTTGTCGAGAAGCCGTCCGTCCGGCACAGGGATGACCCGTTCTGGAGGGAGAGCGAAACGGCACAGGCGTGGCAGAAGTGGGGTGCGTTCGATCTTCACCCCAACACCAAGGCCTTGAAGGAACTCCAAGCTCTTTTGACCAAGACCAAGATCGAGGCCGCTAAGAAGGGTTGATGCGCGTCCAGAAGCCCGACAGGTACATAAATACAAAGGAGAGTTCCATGAAGCGGTTTTTGATCGCAGCTACGGCTTTCGGGATGTGTTTGAACTGGACGGTGGAAGCCCATGCAAAGCCCCGCCGCCAGTACCAGCAAGGCCAGCCGGTCCAGAACGTAGTGCGAGCCATGACCAACACCGCTCAAGGGGTGGCCGAGGCCTGTGCCCGCATGGGTCGGCTTCAGCACATGGGCGGCAACGGCGGCATGATGGAAGGCATCGGGATGGCCAGCACCCCGGAAGCAGCGGTCAGGAACTGCTGCTACTACGGGCAGATTGCCATTCAGGATCAGGGTGTAGCTCAGGGGCCGAACGGGATGTGGTACGCCTGTATCCGAGGTAGGTGATGGACGAAAACCTGTATCCCGAGCTTCCCTCAGAGGGCTCCGATGGTGGCCCGTTTGAGGCCCCGCCGCAGGACATTATCCCGCAAAAGAGGATGGAGGATGCCCTTAGGGCTATCTCTACCTCTTGGCTGTCGAAGCTCAAGCAGGCCCAGAAGCACAAGAAGCCGTTCTCCGATGACTCCAAAGAGTGCATGAACTTCTTTGACGGTCACGGGGACTGGTTCTGGAAGTCTGACGGCAAGAGCGACAAGAGCTATTCCAAGCTGGCACCGCCCAGCTTCAGGATGTGCATCAACAAGGCTTTTGAGGCTGTAAAGCTCTTTGGGTCAGTCATTTACCACCGCAACCCGGTAAGGACTGTCACCCCAAGGACGTTCCCGGCGATCCCGCCACAGGCCATGGGCATCGACCCCAGCCAGCCGCCACAGATCGATCCGATGACCGGGCAGCCCATGCCCGATCCCATGCTCCAGCAGTACATGCAGGCCTCAAGTCAGATAGACATGATGGAGGAGCAGAGGCGAACGGTAGCCCAGCTTGTAGAGACCTACCTGAATTACACGCCCGTGGAGTTGAACCTCAAGGAACACTCCAGAAAGGCTGTTGACGAGGCCATTATCAAGGGCATGGGGGTGTGGTGGACCGAATTGGTCGAACTCCCAGCCACAGAAGACGGCCAGACCTTCGGGATCATCGGCTCGTTCTATGACTCCTGTGACAATCTCTTGATGGACCCGGACGCAGACGAGCAGGAGGACATCCTGTGGTGTGCCCGGCGGTGCGTTCACCCGATTGACGAAGTGGCGGCCCAGTATGGCCTGAGCAAAGAGGACCTAAAGGGTCATCTAGAGAGCTTCGTGGCCCGATCCCAAGAAGAAGACCGGGACTACAAGACCAAGAAGCAGAACGGCAAAACCAACGACCTGTGCGTTTACTGGAAGATTTGGTCTAAGACCGGATTCGGCCACACGCTCAAGGGATTCCCCAAAGAGTTTGCCGGGATGTTCGATGCCCTTGGTCAGAACTGCTATGTGGTTGTGGCAGAAGGCGTAGATTTCCCTTTGAATTGCCCCAAGGAAATAGCCCTTGAGCAGCCAGACGAGACGGGCCTTCCAAACAGCCTTTTCACCAAGAGCCGCTGGCCCATTCCCTACTACGCGGACATCAATGGCTGGCCTTTCACTCCGCTTCAGTTCCACAGAAAGCCGGGGTACATCTGGCCCATCTCCCATCTGAAGCCGGGTCTGAGTGAGCTTAAGTTCCTGAACTGGGCCATGTCCTTCTTGGCGGGCCGCATCATGGTGTCCTGCAAGACCATGGTGGGCGTGGCCAAGGCTGCCGGGGATGACATTAAAGACCAGATTCTCAAGCACGAAGAGTCTGGGTTTTCCCTTGTGGAACTCTCTGAAACGCTCGGACGGTCAGTCAACGACATTGTTTCAGTGTTTCAGATGCCCAACGTCTCGCAGGACGTATGGACCATTTTGCAAGCCGTCTCTGAGATGTTCGACAAAAGGGTCGGACTTACAGAGTTGGTCTATGGAATGACTCGCAACCAGTTTAGGTCAGCCGCAGAGGCACAGGTCAAGTCTGAGCAGATTTCAGTAAGGCCGGATGACATGGCCAATGTACTGGAAGACGCTATGTCCACCTTGTCTAGGAAAGAGGCCTTGGCTGCCCGTTGGCTCCTCCAGCCCCAAGACGTTGCCCCTATCCTTGGACCGCTTGGGGCTCAGGTGTGGAGCGGGATCATCCAGCAGATCGACGTTCACGGTCTTGCCCGGGAGTTTGACTACAGGATCGAGGCCGGTTCTGCCCGCAAGCCGAACAAGGCGGGCAGAGTCGAGCAGATGAACTTGGCCATGCAGAATCTTGGGCCACTTCTCCAAGGCCTCCTCCCCATGGGCCAAGTGGGCCCCATGAATGCCCTCCTGTCGGATTGGTGCAAGTCGCTCGACCTTGACCCCAAGCCGTACATGATCCCCGAGCCGCCCCCGCCGCCGCCTCCCGGCCCGCCACCCGGACCTCCAGCCGGTGAGAGCGGGGCT